AAGGCGAACAGTTGATAGCTCTTCTATAGTTTTTTCTTTACCAGCTCTTTGCACAGCCTTTAACGATCGGTCATCACCGCGTCTATTAAAGCCAGCAATAGCAGATGTATCTTTTAAGAAGTTTGTATAGACACGAGAACGCTGTGTTGCTAGCTGTTCGCCTTTTAACTTAGCCATTAGTTTATTTTCTTCAGCTTGTCTTTTTAGCTCATCTTGTCTAATGCCTTCTTGACGAGCCTCTTGATCTGCCCCTGCTACACTCATTGCTGTACCTACAGCCAAAGCTGCTAATGCTATCTGCCACATTATTGAAAAGCCACTTCTACCACCATGCCATTAAGCTGCATATTAAGTGGTGCTATTTGTGAAATAGTTACCGTTGGGTCTTTACTGTAACCCAAGGTGCGAAACTCCTTCTTGCCAGTAAAAGCTTGCCGTGGCGATGAAGGATCAAATGTAACATTACGAATAATCATGTTAGTTCCATTGACGGAAATACTCAGCGTTTCATTAAGATCTAAAACTACATTAGTTATCTTTCTTGGCCTACCTGTTAACGGCCCGCCCGGAACATTTGCATCAAGGGGCATTGTCTTTAACTCTGGCACAAACTTATAACCAATCTGTGCTTGAGTAGATTCTTTAACCAAGCTGGTATCTATTTCATTGTTAGCAACAGTAAATGAGCCAAGATACTCTGTGCCATCTACGACATCTACAACAGCACCATTACTAAAGTGTCCGCTTGTGCTAAATACACCAGCAGTGCCAGAAAATGTATTGCTAAAGTCCATATTTAAATCTTTATCAAACTGTTCTAAAAAGAATTTTGTAGAGCCAGAGCCATCATCTCTTGCGCTTACACAGAACAATGATTCATCAACAGCGCATACAGAATGAAATGTGCCTTCAGTTGTCCACCTTGTCCAACCAGCACGTTGTTCGGCTCTAATACTGTAGAATGTAGTTAACTCACCATTATCCATAAGGTAGAACGCATAAGCTCCGGGCCTATTTAAAGAACCCTTAACAGTAGCAACTTGCACTGGGTTAGAAATTAAATGTGACGATAAAATAGATGCCATATTTGTAATGTATGCACCTTCTGTATCTGAAAACACATACTCTCTAACAGCAGAACCAGTTGCTTGTACAAATAACGTAGCACCATCTAGTGACACAGGACGAACAAAGCTTGACCCAATTGGTGTTTGCTCAGATATTTTTGCATTTCTTGCAGTGACTGGCGCATCCTGAAATGACGGAATAAAAAATTCAGCCTGATTAGCAAACACTTGCAAGTCTCTGTTAGAAAATAAATGCCGTATAAAGTTAGTTACACCAACAGAAACCTCAAGATCTAAGCCATCAAAGTCCTCGCCATCACCCACATCAAAGTTAAAGAACTCACCACTTGCCGATGCCCACAAGCCACTAGGTTGCGAAGGCGTGCCGCCAAACCACAAACGATTCTCATGAAATGTGATAGCAGCAGGAAACCCTCTATAGCTACTATATGATTGCTCATACCAATCAGTTGTTGCGGCTGTGCTGCTAATTGTTGGTGTTCCACCGCCAGTTGCAGTAGCTGACGCTGCCCCACCAGCAGTATACTCAAATGTATTTACATCAATAATTTTGCTTACAGTTCTAGTGCCATTCATATTGCCATTATTAATACCGCCAAGCGCACCAGCACCAGCAATCGTAACGCTGATGCCAGACCCAAGACCATGATCAGGCATTATAACTCTTACCTTGTTAGATCCTTCAGTAGTATTTAAAGAATCAAAATCAAGATTGGTTTCAATAGTGCCAAGTATGTTAACAACAGCTACAGTGCCACTAGTTACTGACGTAATATTACATTGCGTATTGTTTACAAGAATACTTGACCCCACCATGCCAGATACAAAATATGCTGCACTAGTAGTTAATGTCCTGCTATTTCCGCTTGTATGGCTAGGAGTAATAGTAACGCTAGCCGCTTGAAAATTATAATAAGGCTGCAAAACTTTATTGCCATCAACAGAGGTGTCAAATGCAAACACCCTTACTTCAAATGATGTTAAACCAGTACGGACAAGCTCTAATGGCATAAAGTCATTATGAGCAATAAACATAAAATCGCCCTGTTGGGCAAATGTAAATTGAGTTAGGTTAGTATTAGTAAATGGTAAGTCATCGCCATCTGTGTCAGTAGTTATTGTGGCTGATTTAGAATTATATGTACCATCAGTATTAACTCTAAATATATCAAGCTGACCCGCGCTAAATGCTACAATGTATTTTTCATCGCTAGAAAAAACAAACGGCTCAAGACGTATTTGTTGTTGAACGCTGCTATCATATGTTTGTGAAAAATTAAAAAGGCGTTTAGTTCCGGGGCGATTTATAATCCCGCCTTCAGAGCGTATAAATACATTTTTAACTGATTGCCCTGATTGATTGTAAACAGGCGCATCAATACGACTTGTAAGAGATGCGCTGATTTCACCATAAACAAAGTTATTTAGCGGTACTCTGATCCTCGCCATTAACTTCGCCTTTCAGTAATGAACCTCGATGTTACCAGCTTGCGGGTTGTTTGTTGCTGGCTATCTAATGTTTTTGCTTGCTGCAAAAGCTCTGATGCTTTTCTTTCAAGCAAAGACGATAATCCTTCATCTCTTGCAATTGACAATGCAAACGCAGCACCTAAAGAAAACTCTAGTGCAAGAGTAAAGTATGATGGAAAGTCAGGCTCCAAAGCTCTAAAGGTATAATCAGCAATCAATATATCGTTAGATGATGAGTTGCTAAAAACTTTATTTCCGTAAATATTGTATTCAATAACAGCATCGCTAACAGTCACGGCATGCAACATAAGCAAATCTGCTGGTAACTGATGAGCTACATCATATCTACCAGTAGGGGCATTGGTAAGTAAGTTTAGTTCTGCTTGGTTAGTTGAAAATCTCCAACGACTAGCACACATAGTTGTTCTTAACACATCTTCATATATAGCATTTGCAACAGTAGATTCTGTGCTTGACGCTGTAAATGATGTAATCGGCTCTGCTCCAATAAGGATCAAGCCGCGTGATGCAATATCAATATCTGAATTAGCTACTGTTGGCATTAGATAATGGGGGGCCGAAACCCCCCACTCCTATTAGTCAGTGTCTGTTTCAACAATTGTTGTGCCATCTGACACATCAACTACTGAACCAGTGTTTGAAAGAACATTCACAAGACTGGTTGTTGGGGTAGCAGTGTCTGTTACGATAATAACATCACGAACACCCAGCATGTTTGCCGCATCGTTAAAGTATCCTTCAGTATTCACAGTAGCAATAGCATCTGCTGAACTGTAAAACCAAAGGTCGCCATTTGATGCGCCACCAATGCGAGTAAGGTTTGCTGAACTATAAGCCATTTTTCTTACTCCTAGTTGTTGTCAAGGACTTCATAGACACCGTTGTCATCAATAACAACAGCACCCATGGACATCATTGAGGTTGCAAGGTGGGCAGCTTTTTCTGGAACATAGTTAATCTCTGTCTGTACGTCAGAGTTAATACCAAGGCCAACAGATGTTGAATGGTATGCCATGTTCTTACCAGCAGTAATTGCTGATGTTGAAAAGATCTTGAAACCCAAGAACTCTTTCATTGTCATGCCGCCAGCAAAAGGCAGATTCTGTTCACCAACATAATCTGATGAAGCAAACTCTTCAATTAAGAAAAGATCTGCATATCCTTTTGGATGCATAGCAAGATAACGCTGACCATCTTCAGGAATATCGGCAGAGCCAAAAAGCATCCATTGCTGTGTACAAGATCTCATCAGTCTTACGACCCAAAGCAGCGGCAGCAGATTGTGCTACAGCTTGACGCTCATCAATGTTTGTCTTTAGCTCGTCTAGCTTATCAATATACTCTGGAGCATAATAATCTGCCATTGTAGCTTCAACATTTGTGTGAGCAAGTTCCATTGGTGTTACATTACCATTACGAGACTTTGTGTTTGCAGAACCAGCACCAATTTTCTGGAAGCGAACAACAGAACCACGGACATTACCAGCAGCACGAACTGTATTACGGAGCTTAGACCCCATACGCTGATAAGCCATGTGAACTTCAGTCTCGAACTGTTTGATAAAGGCGGTATCAATAGTATTAGCCATTATTCAGTCCTCGTTTTAAAAGTTACATTACAACAACGGTTGTCAGTTTCGTTCATCATCCAGTTGTCTCGTTGCGAGGCTGTCAGTCTGAAACAGGCCGTAATACTATTCTAATTCCATATCATCAATATCTTGGCAACGCACAAAACGCACACAAGCAAAACCATTTATAACTGTTATATCTTCAGCAAACTGAAATCCCAACCTATCAAGCCACCTAATTGTTCTGTCGTGATCTATAGGTACTACGTTTTCAAGAAACGTATATTGTTCTTGTAGATGCTCTACTATTTGTTTTGTTGTTCTAACAAATTTACGAGAATGTTTTTCTACAAGGTCGCTGCCAAGAAGCCAGATGTTAGCCATGTTAAATTCATCTGATGAAAGTATTGATACGCCATACATGCAAGCTGGCTCACCATCAAATAATATTGTCCATGTCTTGCCATTCTTGTCAGTCAATGGCTTATGAAGCGCAGCCCAAGGGGATGCGCCAGCAATCATACACTCTCGCATATCAGTAGGACGAAGGCGATGTTGTAGATAAGCAGCGTGTTCACTTGTTGCTTTAACTATTTCAACGCCTTCTTCCTTATGAAACACGTTACCTATAGAGTTGGGAAAAGCCTTCCTCGACTTTTTTAACAAATCCTTGCTCCCTCTTAACTGGGTTCCAGTAACGTGGGTCTTGCATCATAGACTTTAAATCATCTTCTGATATGCGTGAAGCTGATTGTCCATCAGGGGAAACTGATTGTTGCTGCATGTTGCCCATTATATATTCCAATGCTTCTATGCCTTTAGCACTTTGCCCTATTCCAATAAGCACATCATTGTATTCTTCTGGGAAAAATTTCTTTGCCCAAAGATCTACAGCTTCAATACGAGCATCAGCATTGTTACCAAGCGCAGCTTTTTCTGCATCTAAGTCAGGCTGCATTGCTTCAAGCGCAGCAGCATACTGACCAATCCCATTTTCAAACTCTTCTTGGCTGTATCCATTTTCATGTGCGTGGTTTGCCCACCATTGGAATAGCGCATTATCAGTAGCTAGATCTTCATCAATGGTTTCTGGAATAGCATAATCACCAGCAGTTGCTGGTCTGTTTGAATAAGCTTCTGTTTCTAACTCAGCTATAATTTTTTCCCGCAGTGCTGTTTCACCCTGCCCTAACTTAGATTCTAGCTCAGAGTATGACGATGCCATATCTTCTGGTGACTTAAATTTCTCAGGAAGCCATTCTGGTCTATCGGACACAGGTGCTTCTGTAGCTACAGCTACTTCGACATTATCTGCTTGTTCCATTTTTCTCTACCTTTTCTGCGTGTTTCATACGCCTCTCAATGAGGCCGACTAAATACCGCTGCCCTTCTAAATGCCGTAGTTCGGCATCAGATGCGGCTGGCCCTGTGACTGCTTCTATTGTAATTGAACGTAGATACTTCAACACTTGCTGCCCATTGGGTGTACGAAATGCTGATCTAATATCTTTTGAAATTTTTTCATCGTTTGCTTTTGAACGAGGAAAATTGTCAATACCTATTTGGCTAGACATCTTGCTCCGTCATCATCTGTTGTTGCTGTTGCTGTTGTGCCATCTGTTGTGCCGCTGCTATTAACTGTTCACGATCAACTTTATCGCGTACTAGGTTATCAGGAACGCCAAACTTTTTGGCAAGATGCACCGCAACATCTTCCGAACTGACGAGTAGGTTAAGAATCTCTGGCCCAAATGTACCACCTACAAGCTGTAGGTATCTTGATATAGAAGATATATCTTGATTAGCTTGCGCTTGTGCAAGCGGTGATACAGAACGAACCTTTACTTCACGCCCATTGATAGTAGGTAATTCAATGCGACCTTGTTTCTTTAGAATATATACAACCCTCTGTAAGATAGGTTGCACCATTTCTGCTTGCAATCTTCCAAATGCAGAACCAATACGTCTTGATAAATCAGCCATGCGTTCTGCAACTTCAGTAGCAGTCGCTGGTGTTTTATTAGGATCACCAAGCATATCATTATAAAGCGCACGCTTGATGTTGTTACGCATATCACCAAGCACAATCTGTGCTACATCAAAGTTGCCAGCATTTCTGATTGGCTGCAATCCTTGTGATCCCATAGCCTTTGGGATAATAGTGCCGGGAACGAGGTTGATAGTATCTGTGTTAATAATACCATCATCATCCATTTGATAGATGCCGGAGATAGCCATCTGTGCATTTTCAAGCACCAACTCAATTGTTAGATTAGTTGTCTTGATTGCAGACAATGCGTTAATTAACGGCCCACGACCATAGATTTCACCACTAGCTTTTGACCAACGGAAACAAACATAGGGATTAGAACCAACACCAGTAAACTGCTCTTGAGCAATCATTTCTTCTTCTGGGATATTAATTACATAGAAATCAAATTTATCTTCATTAAGCTTTTCATAGTTACGACAAACGATCTCTACAATCTGAACTTTGCTATCAGGCTGGCTTACTATCGCTTTTGCTGTTTTTTCTTGGAAAACCGCTTTTGGATACGCCACTGGAAGGTCTGAATATTTAAGCGTACGCTGTCTATATACATGGTCAATTTTATCATCCGCACCTGTATCAAGGTAAACACTCGGTAACGGAATAGCATTGAACCGTACTGGATTAATAGCATCACCTTCTTCGACAAGAAGGATGCCTGTGCCAACAGCCAAGTCCATAAAAGATTCATGCACTTCCTGCCCAAAGTTTGAATTTTGGATAATCTCAAAAACATATTCAGTCACCTCATCAAGACTGTTGTTTACTTCATCCTCTTCTTCTTTAGGTATTTCACTGCCAGCAATGAAATCAGCCCAGCGTGCAAAGTTAGGCACAAGACCTGATTGCAGCCGAGAAGCAAACTCCTGCGTACCAACTACAGCAGTCTCATCAAAGATTTTATCGTCACGCCGTTGGCCCGGACTTTCATGAAAGAAACTCTGCCGCATTGGAAGAGCATATTCAAAGCACTCTTCAAACAAACCCTCAAACATAACGCGATCTGTTTTGGCTTTCTTAAACCGTTCCAGCATACGGCGTGCTAATACATCCATTACAGTGTCTCATCAAAGTAGCCAATACCGCCACCCGATCCAGTGATCAATGAACGCTTACCAGTACCGCCACGGCGTTTACGCTTAAGCTGGCTCTGCAATCTTTTTTGACGTTCTTCTTTTTGTTTTTCTTCTTCTTGCGCTATTTGTTCTTTGACTTCAATCTTGACTTCTTCTTGAACAGCTTTGTCTGCCTTGGGCAAGACTGGTGCTTTTGGCTTAGATATGCCAAGCAAGCCACGAGCAAGTTTTGTGATTGGTTTAAATATAGATGAGGTACACATTGCAAAACTCCTTTATGCGGTAATAACTTGATGCATTGTTGCAACGCAACGCACAATTACATCCTTGCCCATAAGCCTTGCCGCCGTTGTTTAGGTCTGCGGCTAAACACATCAAACTCTGTCTTGGCTTGAAAAGGTTTAGTGGTTGCTGAAACATTACGCAATATATTTCTACCTTCACCAGCACCCATCATAAGATACTGCAACGCATCATGTATGTGTGAGAAGTGATTTTTATCAGGCTTATCATCAAATCTTTCGCCAGATACTTGCATGCGTTTATATTGATACCCGCCTTCAAATCCCTTAATTAACGTGCGGCATCTAGGATCAATAAGCAAGCCAGACTGCCCTTCTATCATTCTTGTAAGAGGTGCATTAACGGATTCAAGACGCAAAGATACATCGTTAGATTGTGCAGGGCGTGCATTTAAACCAGCACCACGCATAATCTGGAAGGGTGTGCTTTCATCTGTTTGTGCGCGGAAGTCACCAGCCGGATCGCCAATAATATTTATTTCGCAATCACCATACCTAGATGATATCTCCTGCCGCATAACCTCGCTAAACCTAACAATGCCCATGTCAAAAGCTACAAGCTCTTGAAGTAATAACCATCTGCCACGAACTTTCTGCCCTATTACCGCAGCAGGAGTAAGGCCAAAGTCAACGCCAATATACACAGGAACCCCTGCCGCCACTGGAATCTCTTCCTTGGCAATGTGGGTATCAGACACAAACATAGGATAGACTGCTTTGCCATCTTTAATGCTCCCTAATTTGTTCATTACATAGACATCAATCCAGCTTTTTGTCTTACCCTTTACAATATTAGGATAGTAGTCAGTACGCATGTTGGCTTTGTTCTCTGCTTTGCTATTAGGAACATAGCCATCTACATTACCTTCATGGTCTTTTTCTTCTAACATTCCGGCTGGCTGCGTAAAGAACTGCCAGTTATCTGGCTTGATTAACATCTTGGCTTCTTCTTTTGGAACGTGATCCGGCACAGGAACTTCGCCAGCCATGATAGGCCACCAATGATCTTCCTCTGGCGCATTTGTATCTGCAATCACACCTGTCCATGTGCAGCCACCATCTTTCATAGATGGGAATCTGCCGACACGCATAGTGGTTGCATCAATAATACTCTTACTTACCTCGCGTGCTTCATTTACCCATACGCCAGTAAGTTCTAATGACAATAGTTTCTTTACATCTTCCGGCCTATCTAATGCTAAGAAGATAACCTCAAGATCTATGTCACCTTTTTTAATGTGGTGTGTATAAGGAACAGACCAAGTAAACCTACCCCATTGATCTTCTGGAAACCAATCAAGCCAAGTTTTTATAGTTGTTGTTTTAAGCTGGGGGTTTGTATTACGGATGATAGCCCAACGGCTTTTACGAATACCATCTTCTGTTTTCTTTTGCTGCAATGCTCTGCGGAATATCTCAACGCAACAACATACAGACTTTCCAGAACCTACTGGCCCTCGAAGGCCACGAAAGAAAACCTCTGACTTCATAAACGATTTAATCGTTTCTCCATCAGGTTTGAATTTAAAGTTGGTCAACCTTGCGATCCTTACCAAACTTTATCATCTGCTCAACAACCTCTGGCCCTATAGAAGCTATAACCTTGTCAGCTTCATAATCATTACAGAACTCTTTAGGATGGTGAACAAGGTGGACTTTCTTCACCACTCTACGCAGAACTTCACGTTCCTCTTTTTTTAACGTATGTAGAAAACTCATTGTGGTTGCTCTATGTTTAATTTAACAAAATGAGGCTCTGCTACAACATGGTCATTTGTTTCTGATATAGAACAAGTAAAGCAAGCGTCAGTCATTTCTTCAATAGATATAGTGCTAGCCCAACCTGTGTGCCAAGTTATGCCACAACTGTCACAACAGTAATATGCTACTTGCTGCATTATCTAAACCTCTTGGCTATTCGCCTTGCAGATTTGGGTTGCTTAGAAAACTGTTTGCCCTTTGCAGTATCTTCACGCTTTTTCTTAGAGCTTGCTGCATACTGACTAGAACTCATTGCCTTAATAGCTCTTGCTGGCAAGTAACGCTCACCAGTAGCTTTTGGGCCTTGAGTAGATGGCTTACCAGATTTAGTACGCCACTTCTGCTTACCCCAATTAAGTAATGACTTCTGAGGCTTTCTCATGATGTGTAACCACCACCTTTAGCTTTATAAGCTTTGGCAAGCATCTGTGCTTTACGAGCAGACCATTGACCCGGCCTACCGCCTTTACCACCAGCCTTTATGCGATTGAATAAGCTCTTACGCATAGTAGGTTTGGTGTAATTGCCAGCTTCATTAACTGCCATTCTTTTTCTTCTTTGCCATAGCAATACGTTTCTTCAATGCATCAGGCAGTTTCTTTTGGCCTTCAGTTAGCATTGACTTCTTTTTTGGTGGACGACCTTTAGTCGAACCATATGTTCCTTTACCCATTGGCATATTACTGCCCTCCTTCTAAGAACGACCTTCGGCCCGGATTGTAACCTAGCTTTGAAAAAGAACGCAGTCTGCGTTTTTGCTTTGGAAGAGTTTTTTTAATAGCTGGCGTTGGTGACGCAACAGATGTTTTCTTAGCATTAGCAGCTTTCTTAGCATCAAAGTTTTTTGCAAAAGTAGGGTCTAATTTTTTTATTAAACCTAACATTTCACCACTTTCAAACATTGATTTAGCAAGATTCATACACATCACGCCCTCGCTTTCTTTGCTTTGTTCCGCTTTGTAATAGCCCTTGCTTTGGCTTTAGCATCAGCTTTTGAAGATGCACCCCACACTTGTAATGATTTTAGAAGCCTTGTGGGCTTGCCATCCTTATCACGTTCTGGCCCGCTGTTGCCCGCCATCCTTGACAGGAAGCTTGCTCTCCTCGGGTTGTCGCCTGACTTCACTGGTGCTTTGAGGGTTCCGCCTTTGTAAGATGCGCGTCCGGCAGCGTTGAGACCACCTTTGGGGTTCTTGCCTTCTTTTCTTGTCCATGCTGGTGTCCTTGGCGGCATTACGCAATATTCTCCGAAAACGCTTCAGCTTGACCAGCTTGCATTGCATCGCGCTTTGCAAGCATATCTTGCTTTGAAGCAGGAATAGGTATGTCTACTGTTCTTTCTGGCTTTGACTTAGGCAAAGGCATTGAAGATTCTGCTGCTTGAGCTTCACCAATAAAGATGTTTGAAAAACGATCCCATATATCTTTGCGCTTGTTTGTCATCGGCCCTTCAAAAACTACGTCAGTCGCTGTTGGCTCAATATCATTATCAAAATCTATGTCAATAACTTGAGGCTCAGTAGGAATAGCAATACGCACTTTTAAATTATTATCAGAAGTATCAGGCATTAAAAACTCGCCAGCAAGATGCCCACCAAAACGCAATTTTTTTCTATAAGAATTATACTTCGTATCGTTGGTAGCAATATCTACAGCTTCATTAATGTAATCCATAGCTGTAGCTTCGCGGCCTTGCTCTTCCCTAACCTTATCAGCAAACTCTGTGGGAAAGTCATAGGTATCGTAATCAACTATCAGTTGCCCACCTTCATTCTTAATCCGAAACGCACCAAGCGTTTCATTAATAATGTCAGCCATGCTGTCATGCTCAAAATTTTTCCAGAAGTCGCCTTTGTCTCCTAACGCCTTGCGAACATCAGCATAACCTATATTTACAACCTCACCATCTTTTAAATCTTTAGCATAAGTATTTCCAACTAATCTCATAGCTTCAAGATACTCACCAGATACATCATCTTCTGTAATTAGTTTAGAACTTGCTCTATGCACAGGATTTACAGAGTTTAAAACACCGCGTAAATAAAAAGCATAATGTTCTGGAATAAAGTCATTCTTCGAGCCAGTCCTTATAAAGGTGTCGAAAGAATCAAACATTTGAGATAGCGTTAACATAGTACCTCGCTACATAAAAATTTTTAACAGATCAACGCACAAAAAATTATATCTCATAAGTCCAAGTCATTGTGCCAGTGTGATACCAACCCTTTTGTTGCAATACCCAGAACAAACCTTCCTGCACTTCAACCATCGGCAACAACTTAACTAATGAGTTGCGTGGGTATTTAATTGGTACATCAATGCTTATCTCATCTTTGGTTTTGCTTAGAACAGCACCATTCAATGCCAATGCAACTCTAGCTTCAGAGTTGCCAAACATATAACTATCCGCATGCCACACCAACATCACAGGCTTGCTGTAATTGTTAACAGCCCTTTGAACGACCTTTGAGGACATAAAAAAATTGCTATGACGTTGTGGCTTGTCCTTTGAGTACAAAGCCATGTGTTCAATAGCAATCTCTGGATAGATGGGATAAGCCAAACCAGACATCACCACACCCAATATATATATTTCAATTAAGTTGATGGTTGAATAGTTGTCTACATCAACAGGTATCTTGTTCAACTCATTAAGCCGGTAAAGGCCAACAGAAGTAAACAAAGACAAACAAACAATAATGGTGCTAATGATTCTCATGCTGCATATATGCTACAGAGCTTTTATGAGATTTGCAAGCGTGAAGGGCGGGGTCGAGGGGGGCATGCTCGAGTTTTTGCCCCCACCCCACTATGACAGATCAATGCTCACTGTAATGTCGCCAGCGTGCATGTGCATGTGTCGCTCTGGAGCCTTGAACCCAGCACGATCAAGGATATCCTTGCTCGCTTCAAGCTGTACATACTCTGACTTGGCTCCTTGAGCAAGCTGCACAAGACGCGCTGCGGCTGTCGTAGCACTCAATCCCATTGTCTCTGCAATCCTCTGCATCATGTAAGCCTGAACATGAGGCAACCGCAAAGCCTTACTGGCTGTCACTCTCCCGCTTTCACCGCTAGCATAACCCGCTTCGTGCGCGGCGTCTTTGATAGTACAGCCATTTGCTACGAGGGTATCAACCAGCCGCGCTTGTTTGCGGGTTATATCTAGCTTAGCCACACTCATCTCAACCTCTCAAAAACCCCCCCTGTGTCCCCCCCTTTTACACACCTTTGAGACACCTTGTCAACGCACAACTCGCAACCCAGCTAGCCCAGCCAGAACCGCACAGCCTAGCCATCGCCCATCGGTCGCCAGTTGCCAAGCATAGCTTGGACTGGCAATCCGATGCCCAGCCAGCGCACGCTGGCTAGGCGGTGGAACCATGGCTGGTCGAGCTTAATCTTATCGTACAGATACTGTCACTCAGACATATGAAGTACGTAACTGGTGTTCTGCGCTATGTACTCCCCTCGGCTATCCGCCTCGAAGTCGTGGCGCAGTCCGCAATATGCGCTAGGCCGCGCATTGCAGGACAAGCCTGCGTGTCATGCCTACGCACACAGTGAGACACACACACACGAGTTTGTATCATATCAACCATGATGACAGCTTTTAGTCTCGAGAGTAAAGAGCGACCCAATCAGCGAGGGATCAAATAAGATTAGCGGTTCCTTCCAATTTGCTTTGCAAATCGGTTCCTTCCGCGAATCTTATCCCGAAGTTGGTTGGCTAAACGCTCTTGACGCTGCGAGCCATTAAAAGTGTCTTTAGCTGTATGCATACATTCTGTGTGTATGTGTAAACCTTAACACGAACGAAGGAGTTTGTTATGACGAAGAAAACTTTCAAAGATGTAAAAGCAGGTGTAAATGTAGTCAAGAAGTACGATGTACTTATCGACATGGTAGATGTAAATAAAGCACTCATTGCTTCCATCAACATGATTGATGGACATACGCAGGATGGCCTTGATCCTCGGAGCGAGGATCAAAACCATGTGAGCTTTGCGGACAATCCATACTACAATCGCGACATCTTTCTCGCATATGGAGCAGCAACTGCGACATTCGAGAAAGCTGCACAAGGGCAGCGCGATTGGCAGAAGAAGCTTGAGACACAGCGGGACGATGAGGTTCGCCGCAATGGCGAACACGCAGAGACCACGCGGGTCGATGCTCGCTTGCAGAAGTCACAAGCACTTGAAGCAATCTTCGAGACACAGGCAACATTGATGCAATGTCAGTTCGAGATTCTAGCTAACAGAGAATGGACTAATGCATCAGACTTCTACGACACACGCGAGAAGCTCTTCAACGGAATGACATCTAGCACACAGTCTAGGATCAAACCTACAGCAGCTTCCCTTCTAAAGAACGTAGGGTAACACATCAACAGCAGGGAGGGGCTTCGCCCCTCCCTTTTTTTGCTCTTGTTAACATCTCAAGATACAACGAGAGGTCACGATGCCCCCTTCCGATAGCCGTGTAGCAACTATACGTTGAGGCTGCTGGACGATTTTCAATCATTTTTCGCGGAGATAACTATGACCATATTGCTAGACTTTTTAATTGTTCTCGCCTTTGTTGTAGGCTTAACAGGCTTCATCCTTTTCTTGGTTGATGCCATTGATTCATATGTAGGGAGTAAATAATCATGAATGATCTATCACAAATCAAACTCGTAGACGAATGG